CTTACAGTAGGTTTAGCCCGCTTTTGGCGGACTTACTTAAGGCCCTTGGAAAGCCCAAGAGCTAGCAAAATGGCCCATTGTCCTTCACTAAAGGACTCAGGATTAAGGCCGAACCCGAAGGGTGACGCTTTAACTCGCGTTTTACTATGCGAGGTAAGGGTAACACTAAAGGGGTCAGTAGCGGGAGTCCAGGTACTAGTACCTGTACGTCGCCAGACCCCACGAGGGAAGAAGATCTCCTTACGGATTTCCTGCTCTCTCATAATGTACCCATATTTCATCACAACGCCATCTGACGTAAAAGCGCTAATATTGGAAAGTACATCTCCAAAATTAACGAAATAGTCAGCTAGCCAAGTCCACGGTTGCAGGTTCCAAAGAACCTCCGGATCGAGGCGAGTACCTAACAGGGTATTCGCTTCAGCCTCAATTCCGGCGAGATATGTGTCCAGCCACTGGAGCTCAGAGGAGTAAATTCTGAAGGCTCCAGAGAAGTAACTTTTGGTCACTGTTCTGGTAATCTCAACAGGTGTGATTGTACTAGCTCGCGTACTTAGGAAGCTAAGACCGCCGTAAGGCGCCGTAGCATCCAATTCATACGAGCTGGAACTGATAGGCTTGGACAGCCCCTCAGTAGTTTCAATCACGTCATCAAACTGGTAGCGGCGACGGATCGGGCGACCTATGTTCCGTGCGTATTGGAAAACCAATTGACGCGTATACAGAGCATACTCAGCCAGGTTTTGGATATCCCTTTGCAGGGGTCCCCAACCAAACTGAGCGTTCAAGTACTCATTACCGCCCTCTCGAAAGAGTTCGCGCAGAGTACTTGCACGGGATATCATCGAACCCATCATCTTGGGGATTCCCCCAAGAGAACGGAGTTCTCCGATGGTAGATGCCAGATCCATAATCGGCTTATTCGGACGCACTCTGTTAATAGCAGTGCCTCCGAGGCCAAACATCAACTGATTCTCATCCGCGACAGCTTGCGCTGTTCTAAACGGTTGAGCCTCACTCCACCCAGCTAACAACACTGGGCCGGACGTACGCACGCTGTAAGGCGTTGAAGCGTACGTCCCCGAAGTGACGATACCATTGAGTGAAGACTCAATAGTATTCTTTTCAGTTGCGAAGCCCGCTCCCCAGTCCTGGTTCTTAGCCCACTTAAGCCAAGCCTTACTCTGAATCTCTTGCCTCTTTCGAAGCTCGAATTGCAGATAAGGCCACAGTGTGTCAGCAGAGCGCGTCGTTTGACGCGTTTGTGCTCGACTTACCGTTCTGGCTACGGGTGGTAGTCCCCAGGAATAGGTTCCAGATGAAGTGTAAGACTCGAAGCGAGTCCTCACTCCATTTGAATCTGATGACATTGGACTTCCTTCCTACAGAATGGTTATAGGTGCTGATAAAGGCACCGTGCC